CAATGGACTCAAATAGATGTAGGCTATCCTGATTACAGAGAAGCAAATAGATTGTTGTATATTTTTTGGGAAGCGTGTAAGGCTGACAAAAGAAGTTTTGGAATGATATATTTAAAAATTAGACGTTCAGGATTTTCTTTTATGTCCTCATCTGAATGTGTGCATACCGGAACGTTAGCTAAAGATTCAAGAGTAGGTATATTATCTAAAACAGGTTCAGATGCCAAAAAAATGTTTACGGATAAGGTAGTTCCAATAAACAGTAGGTTGCCTTTCTTTTTTAGACCCATAATGGACGGAATGGATAAACCAAAAACAGAATTAGCATACAGAGTTCCTGCAGCTAAGATTACTAAAAAGAATATGTATGACATTGAACAGGATGAAATACAAGGCTTAGATACAACTATTGATTGGAAAAATACTGATGATAACTCTTATGATGGTGAAAAACTTTTATTGTTAGTTCACGATGAAAGTGGAAAATGGTTAAAACCAAACAACATATTAAACAATTGGAGAGTTACCAAGACTTGTTTACGATTAGGTAGTAAGATAATTGGAAAATGTATGATGGGTTCTACGTCTAATGCTTTAAATAAAGGAGGTAATAATTTCAAACAACTTTATTACGATTCAGATGTAACACAAAGAAATGCAAACGGTCAAACAAAAACAGGACTTTATAGTTTGTTTATACCTATGGAATGGAACATGGAAGGTTTTATTGACAGATATGGCAATCCGGTTTTTACAACCGAGACAATAGTAAGAGGTATAGATGAAGAGGATATACAAATGGGTGCTATAGATTATTGGGAGAATGAAGTAGAGTCTTTAAAAAAAGACCCTGATGCTTTAAATGAATATTACAGACAGTTCCCAAGAACTGAGTCACACGCTTTTCGAGATGAAAGCAAACAGTCTTTGTTTAATCTTACTAGACTATATCAACAAATTGATTACAACGATTCAATGTTATCTGAGCACTATATAACACAGGGAAGTTTTTCTTGGAAGAATGGTATAAAAGATTCTAAGGTTACATTTTCTCCTGATAAAAGGGGGAGGTTTAAGATTACGTGGGTTCCCAACTTAAATATTCAAAACAATGTAGTAAAAAAGAATGGTATTTTATATCCCGGTAATGAGCATATTGGAGCGTTTGGTTGTGATTCGTATGATATAAGCGGAACGGTTGGAGGTGTGGGGTCGAACGGAGCTTTACATGGATTGACTAAGTTTAGTATGGAAGAAGCTCCAACAAATGAGTTTTTTTTAGAATACATAGCAAGACCACAAACTGCAGAGATTTTTTTCGAAGATGTACTGATGGCTTGTGTGTTTTATGGTATGCCAATTCTTATAGAAAACAATAAACCTCGTTTGCTTTATCATTTTAAAAATAGAGGATATAGAGGGTTTTGCATGAATAGACCCGATAAAAAGTTTATAAAGTTGTCTAAAACTGAAAAAGAATTAGGAGGTATACCCAACTCAAGTGAGGATGTAAAACAAGCTCACGCTGCTGCTATTGAATCTTATATTGAAACCTTCGTTGGAATGCAAGATTCAGGAGACATGGGACAGATGTATTTTAATAGAACTCTAGAAGATTGGGCACGGTTTGATATAAGTAATAGAACTAAGTTTGACGCATCAATTAGCTCCGGGTTGGCTATAATGGCTTGTCAAAAACACCTTTATCAGCCCGAACGAAAAGAGTCAAGAATTATGATTAACTTTGCAAGGTATAGCAATAAAGGCAATATAAGTCAAATTATTAGATGAAAGATGTAAAGATAAATATTTCATCTGCAGGTTTCCCAAGTCAATTCGTGTCGGATGCAGAAAAAGCAACAGATGAATACGGATTAATGATTGGACAAGCTATTCAATATGAATGGTTTCGTAAGGATGGAAATGGTTGCAGATTCTATGACCAATGGAGAGAGTTCCATAGGTTGAAGTTATACGCAAGGGGAGAACAGTCAATTAGAAAATATAAGAATGAACTTGCCATAGACGGTGATTTATCTTATTTAAACCTTGATTGGACTCCGGTGCCAATTATTCCCAAATTTGTAGACATAGTTGTAAATGGAATGTCAGATAGGTTATTCCGAGTAAAAGCATACGCTCAAGATGCAATGTCACAAGCCAAAAGGTCTAAGTATCAAGATATGATAGAGGGACAAATGGCAGCAAAACCTCAACTAGAAATTATAGAACAGAAAGCGGGATTTGACCCGTTTGTTATAGACAAAGGTGAGTTACCGGAAACGGATGAAGAGTTGTCTTTATATATGCAACTAAATTACAAACCTTCAATTGAAATAGCAGAAGAAGAAGCTATCAATACTTTGTTTGAGGAAAATCATTACATTGATTTAAGAAAAAGATTTGATTACGATTTAACTGTATTAGGAATTGGTGTAGCAAAGCACGAGTTCTTAAAAGGTTCAGGAGTAAAAATATCTTACGTAGACCCTGCAAACATAGTATATAGTTATACGGAAGACCCACACTTTAAAGATTGTTTTTATTGGGGAGAAGTAAAAACCCTTCCAATAACAGAATTAATAAAAATTGACCCCACTCTAACTAATTCAGATTTAGAGGAAATTTCTAAATACAGTCAATCGTGGTATGATTATTATAATGTTGCTCAGTTTTATGAAAACGATATTTTTTATAGAGACACTGTAACTTTAATGTACTTCAACTATAAAACCACTCAAAAGATGGTTTATAAGAAAAAGGTTATGGCTACCGGGAATAGTAAAGTTATTGAAAAAGATGACCAATTTAACCCGCCACCCGAAAGTATGGAGGATGGTAAGTTTGAGAAGTTTGAAAAAACTATAGACGTATGGTACGATGGTGTTATGGTCATGGGGACTAACATACTATTAAAATGGGAGTTGGCAACCAATATGGTAAGACCAAAATCATCAAGTCAACACGCATTACCTAATTATGTAGCAGTAGCACCAAGAATGTATAAAGGCATATTGGAATCTTTAGTTAGAAGAATGATTCCTTTTGCTGATTTAATACAACTAACACATTTAAAATTACAACAAGTTATTGCTAGAACTGTTCCTGACGGAGTGTATATAGATGCGGATGGTTTAAACGAAGTGGACTTGGGTACAGGAAATGCTTATAACCCTGAAGACGCATTACGTTTGTATTTTCAAACAGGTTCCGTTATAGGTAGGTCTTATACTCAAGATGGGGATATGAACCAAGGAAAGGTTCCTATACAACAACTTAATAGCAACTCAGGAGCAGGTAAAACACAAATGTTGATTACAAACTATAATCATTATCTAAATATGATTAGAACTGTAACAGGTTTGAATGAAGCTCGAGATGCTTCTATACCTGACCCTAACTCTTTAGTTGGTCTACAGAAACTTGCGGCTTTAAATTCAAACGTTGCAACCCGACATATACTTGATGGAAGTTTATATATATACCGTTCTTTAGGTGAAGCACTAACTTATAGAGTCGCTGATATTTTAGAATATTCAGATTTTAAGGATGACTTTGCAAATAAGATTGGTAAATTCAATGTTTCTATTTTAAATGAAATATCAGATTTATACATATATGACTTTGGAATCTTTATTGAAGTTGCTCCTGATGAAGAAGAGAAAGCAAAACTTGAAGCCAATATACAAATGGCTTTATCTAAGAATGATATAAACTTAGAAGATGCAATTGACATTAGAGAACTTAAAAACATAAAACTTGCTAATCAACTTTTAAAACTTAAAAGAAAGCAAAAGCAAGAGAAAGAACAAGAAATAGAAACCAAAAAACAACAGATGGTTGCTATGAACAATCAGAAGTCACAACAGATGGCTGCTCAAATGGCAATGCAAAAACAACAAGCAGAACTACAAGGTAAAATGCAATTGAAACAAGCAGAGATTGCATTTGATATTGAGAAGATGAAAAATGAGGCTCAATTAAAATCTCAACTGATGGAACAAGAATTTAATTACAATCAGCAGTTAAGACAGATTTCAGAAAACGCTTTACAACAACGAGAGTCTCAAAGAGAGGTTGCGAAAGAAAAAAGAATATCGCAACAGAATACAGAACAATCTCAATTGATAAACCAACGAAAAAACAATTTACCACCTCAAAAGTTTGAGTCAAATGAAGATAGCTTAGATGGCTTTGATTTAGCTGAATTTGGACCTAGATAGTGAATAAATTGTATCAAAAACATTTATTAACTTTGTATAAATTAAAATCAAATGGAATTTAAAGTAAGAACAGTTGAGGGAACTGAACAAAAATCCCAACAGGAAATAGAGGAAAAACTATTAAAAGATGCGGAAGCTAAAAACGACGCAGTTAACGTGGCAGGAGTGGAAGATGGCAACGAGAGTTCCACCACCCCACAAAAGCAAGAAAGTGTACCGTCGGAAGACGAAGCACCAAACGAACCAACTCAGTCTTCCGAGTTAAAGGAAGAGGACGTTCTTTCATTTATTAAAAACAGATATGAGAAAGATTTTACATCTGTAGACCAAATCTTCGACGCTAAAAACGAAAACGAAGAGTTGCCTGAAGATGTAAAAAGTTATTTTGAGTATAAAAAGAAAACAGGTAGAGGAATTGAAGATTACGTAAAACTAAACAAAGACTACTCTACTTTGTCTGAAGACCAACTTTTGTCTGAGTATTTTCTTTCTTCAGGAGAGGCTACTGATACAGAAGATATAGAAATCTTAATGGATGACTATACTTTTGATGAAGAGCTTGATGATGAAAAAGATGTTAAGAAAATTAAGTTGGCAAAAAAGAAAGCTATTGCGAAAGCTAAAAAGTTTCTTAATGAGCAAAAAGAAATGTATAAACAACCACTTGAGTCAAGCACGGTTGGAATTTCTGAAGAGCAACAAAAAGAAATTGATAGTTATAAGCAATATTTAGCAGAGGCTAAAAATAGTCAAGAGGAATTAAAAAGAAAAAGAAATTGGTTTGTTGATAAAACCAACGAAGTATTTCAAGATTTCAAAGGTTTTGATTTCAAAATTGGAGATACTACTTTGACTTTCAATCCGGGTGACGGTGAGAAAATAAAACAAACTCAGTTGGATTCTAACTCTTTTGTAAAAAAGTATGTAGACCAAGAGACGGGTATGTTTAATGATATTTCCGGTTACCATAAGGCGTTAGCCGTAGCAATGCATCCGCAAAGGTTTGCTGAGTTCTTTTATGAGCAAGGTAAAGCTGATGCTACTGAAAGCACTGTGCGTAAAATGAAAAATGTCGATATGACAGAACGAAAAGCAGTACAAGTAGGAAGCAGAAAAGATGGATTGCAAATCAAGTCAATATCTACTCCAAGTAGTAGAGGCTTGAAGATTAGAAGTAATAAAAAGTAAATTAACAATTTTAAAAAATAAAAGTTATGGCAGGTAATTTTACAGGTCCCGGTTTTGACCTTCAGCCATCGGCACAACAAGTGCCCTTGAGCACAAACTACATACAGAACTTTGATTTCTTGAATCAGTATCTACCTGATACTTATGAAAAGGAATTTGAGAGGTATGGTAACCGAACAATTAGTTCATTTTTAAGATTAGTTGGAGCAGAGCTTCCATCTAATTCAGATTTAGTTAAATGGGCAGAACAAGGTAGACTTCACGTGAAGTATACTCAAGTTGGTTCAGCAGCAGCAGCAGGTGCAGCAGAAGCCGTTTTTCAAATCAATGACCCCGCAGGTCCTGCAGGTCAAGTAATAACAGGACAGAATCCATTCTCTGCACAAGGCGGTATCGCTTTAAGAGAAGGACAAACTGTTGTAGTTCACCAAAACGATGGTTCAGGTGAAAATAAAGGTATTGTAACAGATGTTGACTTAACTGTCTCTCCAATCACGGCTACAGTTGCTTTCTATGAAGCAGCAGGTCTTGTAACGGCAGGAACAGGTGTAGGAAACTCTGATGTTACAATATTTATTTATGGTTCAGAATTTAAAAAAGGTACAGTCGGAATGGAAGGTTCACTAGAATCTGATGACTTCATCTTTGAAAATTCTCCAATTATTATCAAGGATAAATACGCAGTATCAGGTTCTGATATGGCTCAAATCGGATGGATTGAAATTACATCTGAAAACGGAGCTTCAGGATACTTGTGGTATATGAAGTCTGAGCATGAAACAAGGCTAAGATTTGATGACTACTTAGAAACTGCAATGGTAGAAGCAGTCCCTGCAGAAGCAGGTTCAGGTGCAGCTACTGCAGCAAATAACCCTAACTATGGTAATAAAGGTTCAGAAGGTATTTTCTATTCAGTACAAGATAGAGGTAACTTATGGACAGGTGGTGTGCCGGATGCATTAGCAGATTTTGATACAATTATCGGAAGACTTGACGCTCAAGGTGCAATTGAAGAAAATGTAATCTTCTTAGACAGAGATTTCGGATTCGCTATTGATGATATGTTAGCAGCACAAAACTCATACGGAGCAGGTGGTACGTCTTACGGACTATTTGACAATGATGAGGAAATGGCTCTTAACTTAGGATTCTCAGGATTCAGAAGAGGATATGACTTCTATAAATCAGATTGGAAATATCTAAACGACCCAACAATGCGTGGTGGTTTAGCAGTAGGAGCACCCGGTGTCGGTGGTTCCGGTTCAATTAATGGGCTTCTTGTCCCTGCAGGTTCAACATCTGTGTACGACCAAGTTCTTGGTAAAAATGCTAAGAGACCGTATCTACACGTAAGATATAGAGCTTCAGAAACAGAAGACAGAAGATATAAAACTTGGATAACAGGTTCTGCGGGTGGTGCAGCTACTACTAGCTTAGATGCTATGGAAGTTCACTTCTTGTCAGAAAGATGTGTTTGTACTATGGGTGCGAACAACTTCGTACTGTTTGAAGATTAATATTATCTAAAAGAGGAGTGGTGTCTTTAAAGACACCACCTCCTTTTTTTTAAATACAATTATTAAAATTAAATTATATTAAAATGAAATTAGAAATAAAAGATAGAGTTTATAAACTCACAAGAGATAAAGCACCTTTGTCGTGCATAATTCCCTCAAGAAGTTCTCGTAACTCTGCTTTGTTATATTTTGACAAAGAGCAAGGAATAAATAGAGAACTAAGATATTCCATAAACCAAAAGAGTCCCTTCAAAGATGAACAAGATAGCAACCCTGTTGTTACTCCGGTTATATTTGAAGATGGTATGCTTAGAGTATCTAAGCAAAATCCTGTGTTACAAGAGTTTTTACATTATCACCCTTTAAACGGTAGAAAGTTTGTTGAGGTAGATTACGGTAAAGATGCAGCAGAAGAAGTAGAACAACTAAGTGCTGAAGTAGATGCATTAGTTGAAGCTAAATCTTTATCTATAGAACAAATGGAAAACATAGGTAGAGTTCTTTTTAATAAAGATGTAACTATGATTACTACATCAGAACTAAGGAGAGACATATTGGTTTTTGCAAAAAGAAATCCTTCAGGATTTTGTAACCTTTTAAGGGACCCTAAGTTAAAATTACAATCACAAGTTCAAAGTTTCTTTGACAATAAAATTTTAGCATTTAGAAATAAAAAGAGAGATGTTTATTATAACTTAGAAGGAAACAAAAAAAGAATGACAACTATACCTTTTGGTGTAGACCCTAATGAATATTTAGCAGATTGGTTTGCTTCAGATGAAGGAATAGAAGTTTTAAAATTTTTAGAAACACAATAATTAGTGTTGTTTTGATTGTTTGTTAAGAAAGAGGTCTTTTAAGAAGTCCTCTTTTTTTTTGTTTATCTTTGTATAAAAGATTTATAGATGATAAACTCGGTTAGAAATACAGTATTGTCTATACTTAATAAAAATAATTATGGGTACATCTCCCCGTCAGATTTTAATCTTTTTGCTAAACAAGCTCAATTAGATATTTTTGAAGATTATTTTTATCAGTATAACTATCAACTAAATAAAGAAAATGCTCGTGCATCCGGAACCGGCTATGCTGATATTACAAAGGGATATGAAGAAGTAATAAACATTTTTTCAGTAGAAAACTTTTTAATACACAATAGTGCGAATAAATTTTTCACTCCAAGCCCCACCACCACAAATGATAATTATTATTTGTTAAATAAAGTTCTAGCATACACTAGACAATTAGCAAATGGCGTTAACGACCAAGTAGTAGCAAATCAACTAATTGATGGAACTGTTGATTTTATTGCATCAGGTGTTTCCGCAGGAGATATAGTTGGTAATATTAATACCAATCAAACTGCTATAGTAACAAGCGTAATTAACGCTACTACATTACAAATTGATGCAGACATATTTTTGGCTTTCCCTGAAGGATACGTTATATATGATGATAGTGTAATAAACGAAGCTGAAAAGGTTACACAAAGTAAAATAACAATGCTTAACAATTCTTTACTTACTGCTCCATCAACTATGTTCCCCGCTTACACACAACAAGAACCAAATTTATCTTTGTTTCCGGTAAGCATAAATACTATAGGAGCGGTTTTATGTCAGTATATAAGATACCCTAAAGACCCTAAATGGACCTTTGTAAACCTTATTGGTGGCGAACCATCTTTTGACCCATCACAAAATGATTATCAAGATTTTGAATTAAGTATATCTGACGAGCCAACTTTGGTTATAAAGATTTTACAATATGCAGGAATGTCAATCAGAGAAGTGGCAGCAGTGCC